AGATGTTCATGCATTTCAACTTGCATGTGAACAACATTCTTCAGAAGAAAATGCTGAACTTTATGCAAAATTAATTGAAGAAGAGTTTAATGAGTTTAAGGAAGCACTTCTTGATAAAGATAATGTTGAACAACTAGATGCATGTGTAGATATGATTTGGGTCATCCTAGGATACTGCCACATGAAAAAATTCAAAGTGTCATTGGCTTGGGATGAAGTTGCCAAATCTAATTTTGCCAAAGTTGATAAAGAAACAGGTAAAGTGAATCGCCGTGCAGACGGTAAAATCTTGAAGCCAGAAGGATGGAAACCTCCTGACTTGAAGGAATATGTTAGGTAATAATCTAACATAGCTATTGCATTCTAACATGAACTATGTTATAATGTTTTTTTGATGTTAATGATATGAAAGAGAATATGAATATTTTTGAAATTGCTAAGAAAATTGCAATCGAAAAGAAACTTCCTCGTGCAGACCGGTACGATTTGGTTCTTCGTGACTTCGACAATATGGTCGAGTTGATTGGTCGAGTTCCTGACCCGACAGTGAACATGAATGATTTCTCTGGTAGAGAAATGCTCGTACCCAAGCGTTGGGTAACCTTAGCCGTGCTTGATGCAGGTACGAAAGTGAGTCTTGCATGAGCATCAAGTTACTCACATTCAAAACAAATCACACCATCTTAGGTGATGTTGATATTAGTAATGAAACAATCAAAATCAAACAACCAGTTCAAGTTGTTGTGATTCCGCCAAAGAGTGCCCAAGACCAAGGTGGCATGGCTTTCTCTCCTTTCTTAGACTACTGTGCTGAATTCAAAACAGGAATCTCGTTTCACCGTAACGACATTCTTGCCATTACAACACCCGTAGTTGAACTAGAGAATCAATACAATTCTGTGTTTGGTAGCGGTATTCAAATTGCCACATCTATCCCTAAATAATGATACAATAACTGAATGAGCAAATTCTACACTAGCGTAAACTGTGTAGGTAACAACATTCTCTATCGTGGCGTAGAGAACGGTCGGCGTATAAAAGAGAAAGTTCCTTATACGCCGACTTTGTTTTTACCTGCTAAAAAACAAACAAAATTCAAAACCCTCAAAGGCGACTATCTTGAACCGATGAAGTTTGAGAGTATTCGTGATGCCCGTGACTTTGTGAAAAGATATGAAGGTGTCGATAACTTTGAAATCTATGGTAACAATCGTTACGAATATGTTTACATTTCAGATGAACATCCAGAAGAAACTATTGATTGGAATGTTCAAGATGTTTGTGTAGCCTATCTTGATATTGAGGTTGGTTCTGAGAATGGTTTTCCTGAACCATCACTGGCATCTGAACCTGTAACTGCAATTACAGTTAAACTTTCTACAGATTCAAAATTTCATGTGTTCGCATGTGGTGACTTCAAACCACATCGTGATGATATCATCTATACACAATGTAAAGATGAATTATCTTTGCTTGCAAGATTTTTAGAATTCTGGCAGAAACATTATCCTGATGCATTGACTGGTTGGAATGTCAAAGGCTTCGATGTACCATATCTACACAATCGAATCGAAAGACTTTATGATGAGAAAGAAGTAAGAAAACTTTCTCCTTGGGGTTTGATATCTGTTCGTGAAGAAACCTTCTATGGTAAGACAAACAAAATCTATGACTTGGTTGGTCTACCAACTCTAGACTACATGCAATTGTTTCGCAAGTATGCACCAAACTATTCGCAAGAATCATATCGTCTAGACCATATTGCACAAGTAGAAAAAGTTGGTCAGAAGATTTCATATGATGAATATGATAGCTTGCAAGCACTGTATCGTGAGAACTTTCAGTTGTTCATTGAGTACAACATTCGAGATGTAGAACTTGTAGAAAAACTAAATGCCAAAGGTCGTTTGATTGACATGGCATTGACTTTGGCTTACGACAACAAAGTGAATTATGATGATGTGTTTACGCAAGTTCGTATGTGGGATGCAATCACATTCAATCACCTTCGTTCAAAGAACATTATTGTTCCACCAAAGAGAACTACTGCTAAAGACACTGCCTATGAAGGCGCATATGTTAAAGACCCACAAGTAGGTAAGCATGATTTTGTTGCATCATTTGACTTGAACAGTTTGTATCCGCATTTGATTATGCAATACAATATCTCGCCAGAGACATTGGTTGAACCTCGTGATTATACACCAGAGATGCGTGAAATCATTGCCCAAGGTGTTACAGTTGATAAACTCTTGACATGTCAAATTGACACATCAAGATTGAAAAATGTAACTCTGACTCCAAACGGACAATTCTTTCGTACAGATATCAAAGGCTTTCTTCCAGACATTATGGAAAGAATGTATGATGGTCGTGTAGTCTATAAGAAGAGCATGATTGAGGCACAGCAGAAGTATGAAGTTGAAACGAATCTTGTAACGAAAAGAGAATTGAGTAATCACATTTCAAGATACAAGAATCTTCAGTTGGCTAAGAAAGTTGGTCTGAATTCTGCTTATGGTGCTTTGGGTAATCAATACTTTAGATTCTTTGATGTAAGACAAGCAGAAGGTATTACCTTAGCTGGCCAACTAAGTATTAGATGGATTGAAAATCGTATTAACCAATACATGAATAATTTATTGAAAACAAATGAAGTTGATTATGTTCTCGCCTCAGACACAGATTCGATTTATCTTAATCTTGGTCCGCTTGTTGATAAGGTCTATTCAAAAACAACAGATGTTAACAATCTCATCTCCTTCATGGACCGTGTCTGTGAAGATAAACTTCAACCTTTTATTGATGAAAGTTATCAGACGCTTGCTGACTATGTTCACGCATACCAGCAAAAGATGCAAATGAAGAGAGAGGTCTTGGCAGACAAAGCAATCTGGACTGCTAAGAAGAGATACATTCTTCATGTACATAATTCTGAAGGTGTTCAGTATGCAGAACCACAAATCAAGATTCAAGGTCTTGAGGCAATCAAATCATCTACACCAAGTGCATGTCGTGATAAGATTAAAGAAGCCTTAAAGATTATCATTGGTGGTACTGAAGAAGAGTTACATACTTTCATTGAGAAGTTTAGAAAAGAATTCAAGTCAGTTCCGATTGAAGACATTTCTTTTCCAAGAACAGTGAATGGCTTGAGAGAGTATGCCAATGAGAAGACAATTTTTTCAAAAGGCACACCGATTCATGTTCGTGGTGCATTGATTCACAATAACAGACTTCGTGCTGACAAGTTGACTAAGAGATATGAATTGATTCGTGAAGGTGAAAAGATTAAGTTTATTTTTCTTCGTGAACCAAATACATTTCAATCCAACATACTTTCTTTTGCAAGTCGTATGCCAAGCGAATGGAACATGACTACTGTTATCGATTATGATATGCAGTTTGAAAAATCATTCATTGAGCCTTTGAAGATTGTTCTTGACTGCATTGGTTGGAGAGCAGTCAAAGAAAGTTCTTTAGAAGACTTCTTCGGATGATACAAGTTCTATTACCATTTATTACAGCAATTGTTCTATCAGCAATTGCAGGTTACTATTCGGTAGTAGGGCTTGCTTTAATCTTTCCCGGTTCGTATTGGCCAATCATTGTGATGGGTGGTGCATTAGAGTTATCTAAGTTAGTTACTGTATCATGGTTGTATCGTAACTGGAAGACTGCACCCATCTTAATGAAATCATATTTCACAGTTGCAGTTGCCTTATTGATGTTGATTACATCGATGGGTATCTTTGGTTATCTTTCAAAAGCACACATTGAATCTACTGTATCAGTTGGTGCCAATACGGTTCAGTTGAAGACTCTCGAATCACAAGAAAAGATGACAAGAGAAAGACTTGAGTATTTGATGAAAAGAGCCGGCGACCCTGCAACAGCAAGTCGAAAAATCGATAAGCAAATACAAGAGACTCAGGTTGAGTTGACTCAGATAACAAAAGACAAATTACCATTGATGACTGAAGAAAATAAATTGATGGCAGATGTGGGTCCTATTCGCTATGTCGCCGAGTTGTTGTATGATAAAAACGATGCCCAATTCATAGATAAAGCTGTGT